CTATTCTTTTTTATTTGTTTCTGAATCTGTCTTGCTTTCGACTGTATTTTTCAATCGGCGGACGATATTTACAAGGAATTTCGGAATCGGTGTACCTAACTCCGATAGATTTTCAAGAATTGAGATTAATTCGTTTATGATGAGCCATACTGCAACTATCAAGCCGAAATAATAGCTTGAAAACTCAATCCCTGCTGTGGCAAGTCCTGCACCGATGAGATAATCAACAACACCGCCCACGCATACGAGAACAAGATAGCTCAATTTCTTGAGTATGCCAATCAAGCCTGTCTTGCTCTTAATCTCTTTATTTTTGTATGCAGATGCCATTCCTGTGCAGTAATCTATAACCATTACCGCAAAGAGAACAAGAACAGGAATTAATAAGATGTTAAAATAAGCCGCCAATGCTCCGATAGCTACTGAAACAGTAGTTTGAATAATATTGTCTTTCATAGTTTAGTTATACCTCCAAATCAAGTTAAAGTAAGCTCAATACGGTCAATAGCCTTGCCCTTTGTTCCTGCGTAGCCGTCCTGCTTACTGTCTTTTTCGTCATCGTGCTGCCAATCGTAATAGTCTTCATTAACTGTAGAAACTCTGTATGTAGCCTTATAGTAGCTGCCGTGTGCGGATTTAACATCAGCAGGAGTTGTATAATAAATCTGTACAGCATCAATATCCATTCCGAGAATACCGGCATAGCCGTTTACATCATCATTAAGATTAAAGCCTGTAACCCAGCTAAGCCAGTGACCGCCTTTAATATGCACTCTGTACTTAATCTTACCTTTTGTTACTCTGATTGCAAGGCCGCTGATTGCCTCGCCGGCAATGCCTGCGAAGTCTGATAAACCTTTTACAGTTGGTAACCACTTACCGCCTGCAAATACGCAATATTCAATCGTAGGTTTATCATCTTTTTCAACTTTAGCGTCTTCTTTGCTTTCAGAGTTACTCTCAAGTTTATTTAAAAACTGTTCTTTCCACAGCTTGTCCTTTGCTGATGAACCGCACCAGAAGCCCGGGCAGATTTTACCGTTAGCATCATAATGGCGAATTACTTTGTCTTTTTTGATGTTATACTTTTTTATAAGTCGTTGAGCAAGTAAGATTACATTTTCAAGTGTCTTGCCTGTGCATTCTGTTGTTGAACCTGCAATTTCAATTCCGATTGAACGGCAATTAATATCCCAGTCGCCTGCATGCCAAGCAATATTTTTGTCAGCAACCGAGCGAACAACAGTTGTATCATCAACAAAATAATGTGCAGATGTTTCAACTACATTATTCTTAAAGTAGTTACCGTTGTTTTCTGCTGTGTCGCCGTTGTTGCCGGTGTAATGAATAACAAGTGTATCAATTTCAGAAGATTTTCTGTTGCTCTCTGTGAAATTACCTTTATTGCACCATATTTCTTTAAATTTATAAGACATATTTATACCTCCCATACCGCCATAATAGCGTTATAATATTCCTCCGAAAGCTGTTCTTTTAAGATTGACTTATCCTCATCACAGTTTTTGTAAGCGTTGCGAACATTACCGCCGACCTGCATTTCTGTGCCGTTGATTTCAATAAACTTCTGCCTTAATACGCTTACACTGTCTTTTGTGAGCATATCGAGTGTGATTTTTTCTTTAAGTTCCATAGAATTACCTCCTACTGTCTGATATATGTAATTGTAAAATTGATTTTCTCGTCCTCTGTAAATTTATCCGTTAACGAGCTGATGTAAAGCCATGAGCCGTCAAGACGGATATTTCTCAGCTTATTTGTAGTTGAGTACACAGCAATACTCGAAAATCGACTTTCGTTTTTTGCCAGGAAAGGCAAGCCTGCCATCTGAATATACGATTTATCCGCAACAAGTTTTGTAATATTTACCGACACCGTAACCACCTTGCCGTTTTTCACATAGTTAAAACTGCCCTCGTTGCCGTCATAAATCGCCTGTCCGGGTGTAAGACTGCCCGTACCGCTCTCAATATTTGAGCTATCATATTTTGCCGCAAGCGACTTGTCTGTCGCTGTTTTGTTGTCTGTTACGGTCTGACTCAGAGTACTGATTGACTCATCAGCTGAGGACTTATTGTCTGCAATCTGCTTGCTTAGCTGAGCGACTGCATTGTCTACACTGTCCTTATCAGCTTTAAGATTAATCTTCATTGTCACTGTTTCGTCAATGTCTGTTATTTCATCTTCAAGCTCGGTTTTATCTGCCTTTGCAGATAAGGCTGTGTTAATCGCAATTATTCTCTCACTTAGCGTGTTGATGTTGCCACCCGCAAGCGCTATGTCTATGCTGTTGTTGTAGATACCGTCGTCCATACGATTTAAGTTTGTTGCGTTCAGCGCCGGAACAGCTCCGTCAACCCAATTAATTTTGCTGTAACTCATTTATCTCATCCTTTCCTAAATATTCTGTACCTTCTGCCGTCAGCATTACTCTCATGCCGTTAGTGCCTTTCAGCGTTCGTTCAAGTATAAAACTGTCGACCGTTTCCGTATCCGTAAAGCCTGTTTTTATGCTCACCTTGTCGCCACATTCGAGCCACCACCTACCGTAAACATCAGCTTTAAAAGGCCTGTAAGCATACAAATTGTAAAAGATGTAGTTGTTACCTTTATTATCGTTAAAACTTGTAACAATACCTGCAATGTCGGTACAGCACGCAGTAATTATGTTGTCCGATATATACCAACTTTGTTTTTCTTCTTCCGTATGACCGTACGAAAAATAGCTGTCCTTGTTGTACTTAAACTTAATAAGATTAATACTGCGTGTTGTGTATTCCTCAAAGTCGAGGTTGCTGTAGTTGTCAACGACCTCGGTTTTAGGATTTAAAATTTGAATAAACTTTATCTTGCCCTCTCCGCTCATAATTGCAAAACAAGCGTTAAGTTCGCAGTACGCACTCAACAAGTCCGCTATCGTGGTTTTGTCATTGAAAACCGATTTTACAAGATCCAATTTCAGTGACAGCTCATTGCTGTCATTAAAGCCTGTAAATTCGTTTTCGTAATCATAATCTTTTAAAAAGCTGCTGCAGAGATATACTCTCAAGTCATATAAACTTATTTTTGGCGAATAAATTGCAAGGCTTGTAAAGTAGTTGTAAGCGTATTTTTGCGAAGCGAGGTATAAATCGTCATATGCGATAATTTCCTTTACCGCCCTGTTTTTCTGTCTTGATGAGCTGTTGACAGTACCGCAGAATAGCGACACCTCAATAACTCCAGACTGATAACCGCAATATAAATCTGCACTCGGCAATACTGTATCCGAGGGAAATAAAAGCCCCTTGCTGTATGATTGCTTCATTATAACTTTAATGCGTTTGCCGTTGAGCTCTGTGTCAACATTTATCACTCTTACAGTAAGCTGACCCGCAATACAGCCGCCGAGTTTAAACTCCTTGCCGTCACTGATTGCCTGCGTAAGTTCAAGACTTTCAGATACAATATTCTCACCCGTGATGTCTGGAATATCGTCGTCAGGAAAGCTGATAATTATTTCCCTTTGCAAGCTGTCGTTCAACAGTTGCTTTTTGACCTCATCTGTTAAATTTATCATACCGCACCCCCTTAATACTCAATAAGCTCAATACTTATCGGGTTGTAGCGGATGTCTGTCTTGCTTGCGTCCATAACCGAAAACTCAATATCAGGAATATAGAAATATCCGCTGTCATATGAGTTTGTTTCATCGTTCCAATATGTAACATAGCATTTGCGTTGTACTGTGTTCACGATTGCAGAATTAATAATATTCTGCATATTAATTTTCTCGTTCAAGTGCAGAATGTGGGTAGAAAAAGTAATGCTTGTCTTACCTGTCGGCAGTGTTGAACGCTGTAAACTGCCGTTATCGTCACGCTCGGCATCGTTGTCCATACGCTGATCAGGTGTTGACGAATATTCAGCGAAATAGTTATTAGGAAATTCGGTATTTCCGAATTTTAGTAAATAACCTTTATAATTTGACATACTGCACCTCCTTTACGCAAATGCCGATTTGCCGTTATGGCGGTTTTTATAAAGCTCGTTTTGCTTTACGATTTCGTTAAAAATATCATTGCCGTTAATTTCAGCGACAAACTGATAGTAGTTACCGCCGTTGTTTCTGAATATTACGAACATCTCATACAGCTTTTTAAGATACGACAGAATTTCGCCGAGAATCACCGTATCCTGACCGCCCGAATTGTCGAGCATACCCTGTAACTTGTTAAGAGGCGCAATAACTTCCGGATTGCCCGAATTAGCTCCTGCGTTATCTCCGACTACCGCAAGTGTCGGTGCTTTGACAAGTCCGCCTTTGGCGAGCCTTGGCAAGGTAACCTTATTAAGCCGACCTGCGTGCCATTCCTGCCCAAACAACTTGCCTATCGAATTTGCAACCGTGTCCACACCCGACAACATTTTATTGATTGCAGAAATAAAGCCGTTTATAAAGTTTTCAAGTCCTGTTAGTGCATTGTTAAGAGGAGTTTTTAGAATGTCATAAATCGGACTAAAAGCATTAGAGAACACGTTTTTGATAGGTGTTAAGGCTTTTTGCATTTTGCCAATCATCGAGTTAGTAGAAGAAGTAATCTTACTTGTGTTTTTACTGAAACTGTCTGCACTTTTTGAGCTTGATGTTTGAACTGTATCGCCGAGTTCATTGAATTTATCTTTTGAACCGATAAGTACACCCTGTGTGTTTTCATTATCACTGATAATAGAGCTTGATGACTTTTTAACTTTGTTAGATGACATTTTTACAGAATTTGATGCCGCTGCTTCAAGCTCTTCCCAAGTTGTAATGTTATCATCTTTCAATAATGAAAGTACGGCGTCTTGACTTAATATATCATCATTTACAAGTTTAATATATTTGCTGTAGTCTTTTGTCCCACCGTTCAGAACGCTAAGTGAATCACCTGTTTCTTCAAGTTTTTGACTATATCCATCAAGTGCGTCTTGTCCTTTTTGCTGTTCATCGGTCATCTCTGCAATGTTTGCCGCGGCACTTTTTGCTCTATCAGTTGCGCCAATATTCCAAAATAAAGAACGAATACTACCCTCTGGGGTGTAAAAGTTTTGAAAATTATTACCGATAGTATCGTATAAATTTTTATACACATTTTTATTTAATGTTCCACTATCTAATTTTCTTTGCAATTCTTGTGCTGTCTTTGTTAAGTCACCTTTTTGCTTAATCAATTCATTTGCGAGTATTTTAGCTTCATCTTTACTTAATTTACTTTGATTATAAATTTCGTCAATGAATTCTTTTGTTGCTTCATCTGTATTATTTTCTTTTAACAATGCTTCAACTTCGATTTCTTTCTTAGCTTTCGCTGTAGATAAATCAGAATACATTGAACTCAGTGTCAACTTAGCTTGTGCTATTTCCCATTGATTTACTAAATCATCAAGATTTTCAGAAACTTCGTCTATGTTGTCTTCGATAACGATTTTACCGTCAATTTCTTCAAGTGTCAGAGTATTCCACTGCTCGTCAAAACCGTTGACTTTTTCAGACAACAAATCGACTATTGTCTTATACTCGCCCTTTTCGTCTTCGTCAATTGTACCGTCACTGATAATTTCTTGCAGTCGCTCTTTAAGCTTATCCACATTATCAAAATTGACTTTCATATCGAGTTGAGTATCGTTAAGCTCGTCCATTTTGCTTGACATCTCATCAGATAAAGATTTCCATTTATCTGTAAGTTCTTGCGTTTTGTCGAGTTCTTTCCTAAGTGACGAATTGTTCCACTTATAATCGTTGTAAGCCTCAATCGCAACTACGATAGCAGTAATTGCACTTGCTATTGCAAGCAACGCATTTGCACTCATTACTTTTCCGATGTTCTGAATAGCAGATGTGACCTTTCCTATACTGCTCGCAATAGCCTTACCTGTCTTAAAAGCTAAAACAGCCGTGGCAACAGCACCGATACCTCCAGCTACTGCTTTTAACACAGACGGACTTATTTTTTTAATAATATCTGAAATAGCTTTAAGTGCTCCGGCAAATGCATTAAGCAAATCAGGTACAACCTTTTCAATAGTCCACTTTGCCAAAGGTAAAAGAATAGTTTTATAGGCTTGTTTTAGCTTATCGCCGCAGGCTTTTAACAGTTCTCGGAAAGCTCCGCTAAGTGTTTCAACCGCTTTTGCAACAGGGTCAAGGTTTAGGTCTTCAAGCCACTCAAGCCTGATTTGCGACATATCATCAAGGAAACCTGTTATATCCTCTACTATACCGAGAATGTTCTCCCATATTTTCTTACCTGTATTGTTTTTATCCCAAGCCTCTTTTATCTTGTTTCTTAGCGTTTCTGTGAAATTATTGCAGTTGCGAATAATATCAAGTATATTACCCCATATTTTCTCGCCCTTGCCGTCATTCCACACTTCTCTGAATGTGTCACCAACAGTATTTACAAGTTCGACAAGACTGTTCCACTTGTCGATAAATGACTGTACAACGCTGTCGCCTAACCCTGCTTTATCCCATGCTTTTTTGAAAGCTCCCGCAATGTCGCCAATCGTGCTGAATGCAGTATCAAGCAAAGAATTGATGTTTTCAAGGAATTTTTTACCTGTACCGTTATTCCATACATTTTTCCACGATGTACCGATTGAAGATACTACACCTTTAATATTTGTTAGTGCAGTTTTAAAACTTTCAAGCGTTTTGCTTTGGGTTAAGCTGTTAGTTTTTTTGCTGACCGTTGAAGTAACACTGCCGTTGTTTACAGTAGTAGAACCGCTTTGCGTTGTATCTGTTGCTGTTGTGTCAGCTTTCGTAAGAATATTCAGTTTGTCAAAACCTGCTATACTGCGTTTGGCTTTTTCTGCACTGCTTGCTACATTATCAAGCGCAGTGGAACTGTTACTTGCCTCATCACTCAAACCTTGAGCAGCGTTAGCCGCAGTTGAAATATTACTTGCAGTATTACTGCCATCGAAATTAAAAAGGTCGGATAATGAATTAACCGCATTTTTTGCGTATTCTGTAAGTTTTGCGATAGCTGACGACAACTTTTGTACAATGTTAGTTGCTACTTGAAGAATAGGTTTGCCCACAACCGCAAGCAACTGATTCCAACTCTCTTTTAAGTTGCCTGTTACATTTTCCCAACCGTCTGATTCTCTGCTTGCTTGTCCCATAGCACCCGAAAGTTTATTTGCGTCTTTTACCATTTCAAGTAAAGTAAGCTGTTTCTGTGATTCAGAAAGTTCCGTAAACGATTTACCGTACAACTTGTTTGCCGCTGCGTTTCGTGTTGTTTCTGTACAAGACAAGCCAAGTGCGGCATCATTTTCAAAGTTTCCTTTCAAGAATGATTTCAGGCTTTCGGCGGTATCTTCAAGCGAACGGTCATAATATGCCGCACTGTCGGCTGTTACCTGTAAAGCCTCTTGCATCATATTAAGAGCGTCTGCACTGTCCATACCCGTAGTTTTTGCAAAGGCATAAATGCTTGTTCCGACACCCTGCAAGCGTGTTTTCAAAATACCACTGTTTTTAGATACCGTAGCAATAGCACTTTCAGCTTGTGACTGCATTGAGCCAAATGTTTGTTCAAACTGCGAATTTGCGGCATTAACATCTGCCGCCGATTCAATGCACTGCTGACCGAAATTCTTAACAGCTGCAACCGAAAAAGCAGCCACAACCGCTGTACCGAGTTTTTTTAACTTAGCAGACATCTTATTGCTTACGCTGTTTGCCTGCTCCTGCACTGCATTAAGCGATTTAGAAAAGCCTGACGAATTAAGCACAAGTTTCAGACCGATTTCGCCAACTGTAGTAATCATATAATCACACTCCTTTCTGTAAAATTAAAGGGCACGGCAAAATGCGGTACCCTTGTGGTATAAAAACAGCGCACACCCGAAGATGTACGCTGTAATTAGCTTATTTAGTTGTTATGAGTTCTTTGCTTCAAGTTTCTTTTGTGTTATACCTGCAATCGCAAGCTGTTCGTATGCCTTAGGGGCTGACAGGCAATCCGGAACAGGTATTCCATATGTATCGCAAGTCAGTTTATCCATTTGAGCAATTTCAAGAGGTGTACATCCTTTGTCTTTCATAATTGCACGCTGAATACGCAGATAATTAGCAACACCGTTAAGATACTTTACCGTATCTGGAGAAACAAATGCATTAACCGCTTCTTTTACTCTGAAATATGTTTCCTCGAGATTTTCAAACTGCTCCCACGCCTTGTCTGTATCAAGAATTTTGCAGTGGTGATTTGCTCCTCGTTCGGTCCATAAGTATAAATGGCTTGCTCGTTTCAACCACTCATCTTTAAGATGACTGGTCTTAAATTCTTTAAATTCTTCACCATCGAGATAAAAGTAATGCTTTCCCTCAACAAATTTACTTTTATTGCGGGAAAAATTGTTGCTGATATAACTTGTACTTGTTCCATATGCTTCTGCAAGCATTGCTGTTGTAATAACTTTCTGTCCTTTGTATTCCATAGCTTTCATATCATTTAACCGCCTTTCTCATTCAGCTTTTGCAGCTTTAATGCCTTGAGCATATCCAAATGCGAATGCATCGCAAATCATATCACATACACTTGAATTGGTACGATAAATTTCCGTAACGTTCTCGTAGCCCATATCATAATATGGATTAATAGTGCCACGAACACTTTTGATTACATTTTTTACATTCTTTACACAAGCCATAATAAAAACTCCTATCATAATTTTAATTTGACAGAAGTTCCGCTAAATGATATAATAGATTTCAGATAGAGATACTTCTGTCTTTTTGTAACGGTAACTAATCGCTTTGGTCGGTGGATAGTTGCCGTTATTTCTTTTTAGGAAACAATATATCGTCCGAAAGAATTAAGTCTGATATGGTTCTTGCCATAATATCAGTAAAATTAGACGGTTTTATTTTAAGATTACACTCATCCATAACATCCTGTATTACTTTTGACACTCTTCTTTTTAAATAAGATTGCTTTTCTGCTAAATTCATTTCAGGAAATTTTTTGAGGTCCTTAGTAAAATACTGTTCATGAAGATTATCAATGACTAATTTTTCTATTATGTCATTTACATGACACCCCTTTTCAAGTGCCATTTTCTTCAATTCGAATAGTACATCTTCATCTATTGTTGTCCTAAAAGCTTTTCTCATTCGTCATTCACCTCCTATGTTCATATAGTACACCGTTTATGTTCATATGTCAATACCTATTTAAAAATAATTTGAAAAATTTTAGCCACCCCGTTTGGAGTGGCTTTTTCATTGTTTTTTAATCCATTACTTAAAAATCCAGTATGGATAGATTTATAGTGGATATACATTCTCCGTCAAAAGAAATGTATAAGCGTTTTAAAATCCAATATGGATAGATTTTAACAGCTACCCTCATATATACCAATTAACCTTTAGTTAATCTTTTCCAATGACACTTGACACACACCCTATCATTTCCTTTATTTATTTGACTACATACAGGGCATTTCCAGTCAGCTCTTGGTTCTTTGAGTTCATTGTCCGCTTCTTTACCTGTTATACATAATTTTTCAAGGTACACAAGTATCTTTGCAATTCCACCAAAAATGAAACACAAGAAAGCTGTACCAGTCCACACACTTATTAACGCAACAATAGTTTTATACTCATATGCCATTAATAGACCTATAATTATACCAAACCCCGCAATACAGAGAGTTAAACCCTTGTAAAATTTGCTGTTCATAAAATCTCTCCTTTTATAATAAAATGTTACTTTATTTCACATTTTCTTTATATTACCAAAAATATACACAAAAGTCAAGAATTTTATAAAAATAAACAAAATTGTATGCAACATTTACATATTTGCAAATATCATTTCAAAGTCATGCAAGGCTGTGTTTATGTCAGCCTGCGTGCGTTTATTTGCTGTGCGTGAACGCCACTTGTTGCGTATTTTATGTTGAGATGATGTAAAGTTCTTCAAAACGTTTTCATCGTTCTCAAGGCGAATTTGAGCCGTTCTCGCAAGAGGCGTGTCAGCTCCCAAGCCACACAGCAGAGAGCTGAACTCCGCCCAAGTCATCTTTCTAAAATCTTCGGAGTAGATACTTACCCCGTACTCTGACTTAAAACTCGATACGATTAAGTCGAAATCATCTATTAAGTCGTAGCCGGGGTCTGAGTTTCCCCCTCGCTGTCCTCGTCAGCAATAAGCTCCGTTGCTGTTCTGATGAGCGTTGAGAGGTCGGCAAACGAGAGATGAAGTTTTGCAATCTTTTCTCTGTTCTCCTCATCAAAAAGAAGCTCAAGAGCCGATAAAATGTCCGATGTTTTTACGCCGTCCTCGCTGTCAAAAAGCGCAACCGTCTTAATGAAAGAAATTGCGTCATTGTTGACCTCAATTTCTGTGCCTTTGATAACAAGTTTTGGCTTTTCGTCAAAATTAAGCTTGTTTGTAATATCAATGATTTTTGACATTCTTTATACCTCCTTAGGCTGCAGGTGTGTATTCGGGCTTGCCGTTTGACATAACCTCAAATTCAAGAGGTGCAACACCTGTGCTTGCGCCTGCGCCGTTTGCTGTTACAGAGATAACCGCATTCTTGAAGAGTACGCTTGCACCGTTTGGGAAAGTCCACTTAAACGGAAGCTGTGCGGCTGTGCCGTTCTTAAACGCAAGCTCTGCGATTTCATCGTTGCCTGCGTCACCGATTGTACGCTTGCCCTTTACAGAGATTGTAACGCTCTTGGCTGTCATAAGTCTTGACTTCCAACCCTCGTTCTCAAACGCTGTCCATTCCTCAACGCCGTTGTCAAATGCCACCGAAAACTCCTCGCAATTTGCGATTGCTGTTGTGGCGGTGTCTGTACCTGCCTTACCTACCGCAAACTGATTTTCATAACATGGATAAACTCCACTTGATACTGCCATGATTATTTACATCCTTTCGTAATAAAATTTAACTTCAATGACTTGCTCATAAACGCCCTTGTCGTCTGTGCCTACATCGACAGGCTCGGGTGTGAGCAGTTCAATCATATAAATTGTGTGTTTGTTGATTTCAACATCTTTTACACTGTAAAGCGTTTCAAATAAACTGCGTGCCTGTCGCTCTGTTTCATTTGCGTTGTTGTTCCAATGCAAGAGTAAAGACACGCTGATTGTGTTGTATGTACTCTCGTCACCAATCGCCCTTACAGGCACACCCGACTGCTTGAGAGAGTACACACCGAGGGACTTATCTTGTTTGTTATCGAGTTTGCCGATGTAGTAATGCTCTGCTTTAAAGACAGTCTTTAAAAAGTCCCTTATGTCAGATAAATAAATCAAAGTCCTGCCTCCTGTTTGTAAAATCGTGCAAATGCCTTTTGACAAAAGTTTTGTCGTGTACCGCCCTTGAGCCAGGGTGCAAGCCACTTGCCGCCTGCATTCTTGTTTGCGCCGTGTTTTTTACCGTCCTTGTCAACCCACACGGCTCGGTGGAATTTATATTCGGGATGAAAATACAACCGTCTGGCATACGGTGTACTCGATACGATTTTTGTTTCGCCCTCGGCAAGATTTGCATAATCGGCAAAGGTGCTTTCGTTCTGCAAATTACCCGTATCAAAAGGCATAACCTGACTGTTTTTAATCTGTCTAAGCAATGCGTCTGTGGTATTGCGCAATGCCGTTTGCTGTGCTGTATCGAGCTGTTTTAGTACAGGCAGATTCAGCTTGATTTTTGATGTTACCGAAAAACTCATTAAATCACATCCAATTCCGTATAATTCACTGTACCGTCAGGGTTGCGGTGTTTAATGCCTTGTACGATGTTACGCTTTACTCCGTCAAGCACTACAAAGCCTGCGCTCAAAGTCGGGGTGTCGGGAGCAATGTCACCGTCAAAAAGCAGCACTGCAGACACCTGCACGATTTTTTGTTCTTTTGTGTATACTGTCTTTGCCTTTGACTGCATATTGCAATGAGCATTACCCGCAAACAAATTAGTGTTCGGCAATAAGGTGTCTGACGGGTATATTTCTCCGCAGTGGAAGGCAACAACGGGTGTACCGTCTTCGGTAACACCCTCATCGTAGATTGTGACCTCGACAGGAGTTTTACAGAACTGCTTTTTTACAAGTGACGGAAATTTCAAAACATATCACCTCATATTGCAGGATAACAAAGCCCTGTTGATTTAAGCAGAGAGTAGAGGTCCGCAGGAATTGCCACGCCGCTTATGCACATCAAATTCCAACTTGCGCCAAACTCGATACCCACACCGTTGATGTTGTAATTTTTCAGATAGGAAGAAATCATATCGGCATTTTCTTCTTCAAAAGCAGTAAGTCTGCTATGCACTCTGCTGATGATTCTCTTCTGCATTTCCGAAAGTTTTTCAAAATCAATGCGGTTAAAGGTCAGAATGTCGATGTGAGCGGCGGAGATAATGCTGTTTTCATCTCCGCCCTGCTGTTCAATGTAATCGGTATACATTACGCAACCTCCGTAGTGTCAACATCAACATAAATACTGTCAATCTTGCCGTCTTTGCCGTTAGGAAAAACAAATGTATCGGAAAGTGTACGGTTCTGATAGAGCCAACCGTCACCCTCTGTATGTGCCCCCGGTGCAAAGAAGTAAATACTTGAAATCTTCGGTACAGTCTTGCAGGTATCACCACAAGCGACAAGAACATTGATTTTGTGACCGCCTGTTGCAGGCTCAAAACCACCGTTGGCAGGATTGAAGTTGAAACTGTCATAGAAACGCTCATCGTCAATAACCTCGATAACAGGGCAGCCGTCAATCTCGGTTACTCTTGTTTCAATTCCCATACCGCCCTCGGCAATCTGGGTAAGCTCAATTTTACGGGTAAATTCTGTTGACTGCTCAAGGCAATCCATAATGTTTGATGTTACATAAGCAACAAGTGTGCCTCTTGCCTTGTATCTGCGGAGCTTGCCGGCAGAGAGAATTGTTTTGAGCTTTGAGTAAGCGCTTGCTTTGGTCCATTCTGTTGACTTGGTAGCTGAATGATAGCCGTCTGTTGCCTGCGCCTTTGCGGCAACTTTTGAAAAGAAAAGTGCGTCGGTTTCCGGTGCGACCTGTGTCTGCTCAAACACCTTTGAAATATTCTCAACCTTTGCGGTTGCGTTAGTTTCGTCAACATCTGCCTTATCCACAAGGAACTCAATATCTCTGTCGTGCTCGCAAGTGAAAGGAACATCTGTCTGTGTATATTTGCCTTTGTTCCAACCGCCCTCTCTGCTGTGGTTCTTAAAGCCTGTTGTTGACATCTGTGTAAAGTGGAATGTTCTTGCACCCACCCACTTTACATTTGAAGTGATGAATGGTGAAGTAAGTGTGCCCTGCATAAGAATTTCGAGCAGATCAGGGCTGAACTGCTCTGCATAGTTATTTGTGTTTGCCATAGTTAAATTGTCCTTTCTTAAATATTAAATCTGTTCCATTTCTTTGTCGGAACGCTTGAATTTGCTTTAGTACCGTCTGATGTACCGTTACCGTCACCGCCGATTTTCTGAACACCTGCGCTGTTATCGGCGGTCTTTTTTAGCGCAGGCACATCATCAAGCACTTTCTTAACCGCCTCGGTCAGCTTTTCTGTGTTGATTTTGCCGTCTGCCGTTACAGCCGAAAAGTCCGCCATTTTGAGTACATACGGAATGCTTGCCACATCTACGCCCTGTTTTACGGCTTCGAGGGTTGCCGACTGATTGACTTCTGCCGTGAGCTTTGCGTTGTTTGCGGATTCAACTTCCGACTGAATTTTCGCAATGTCGGGTGTGTTCTTGGCTTTCTGCTCCTTAAAAGCACCGATTGCCTGTTTCATCTCATCTGCTGACAATCCCTGCTCCTTGAAGTATGACTTTAAAACCGTGTCCTCTGTCACGCTCTGCTTGCCGTTAATAAGACTTGCAAGCTTGTCATAATCGAATGCAGGTGCAGGGTTGCCCTGCGGTGTCGGCTGTGTTTCGTTTGGGTTAGGTGTTGGGTTATTTTCTGCCATATTTTATCAATCCTTTCAGTTATCGGGTGTCTCCCGTAATCAGTTTATAGAGTGTCTCTCTGTTTCAGTTTTGCACGGTGTCTCCCGTAGTTTAGCGTCTTCGGACAATAAAAAAGCACCTGTGCAGTCACTCACAAGTGCGTTTTAAGCTGTTTTTGTTGTCTTTCTTTTCGGCTTTTCCGTAGCGTTTGGCTTAACCTCCGCCGCAAAGCCGCCGTCAATGAGCTGCTTTGCTCTCTGCTCGGAGCACTCAAAAACTTCATTAATCGGTCTGTTAATAAACCCCTCGGTTTTATCGTTGAACGATGTAATTACTCTTACTTTCATTTTGTCACCGCCTTTCTAACCGGTCGAAATCGACGGGTTTAAATACAAAAAAGCACTCTGATTTCTCAAAGTGCTGATTTGATGTATTAAGTTTTATCTTGGCAAGTTATAGGCAAGTTAAAAAGTCCGAAAACAAGCCGTTTTTACGAATTGTAACCCTTTACGGGCAAGTTAAAATAACAAAACCGCTCTTTTTAGTGTTTAATTACCCTGTTTTCAAACTTCTTGTACGCATCAAAGTACATTTCGTCTTTGTCACCGTTGTATGTACACTCATAATACATACCGTCACGGAGCGTTGTTGACAGAAGTGCTTTGCTGTTTTGCAGTGTTTTACAAGACCAAACAACGTATACGCAAAAGTCGACTTCGCCGTCTGATTTATCAAGATGTTCTGTTGTATAGTCTTTTACTGTCCTTTTTGCAAGTTTCAAAAATTCTTCATTAGTCATTTCACATTTCCTTTCGCATAAAAAAAGCACTCAATCCGATTGATTAAGTGCTTTAATTGGTTATTGAATTTTTAGTATAACAAACCCTCTCTTGTTACGGAGCGGTTAAATTATGCCATTATCTTCAAGAAATTGCTTTTTTTCTTTCTCCCTAAGTTTATTATAAAGCGCTTCGGCATCTTTTACTTCTTGGGGAGCATCTTCACGCAAAGTTACGTCTAAACCATTTACCACAAGATACGGTTTAAACATATCCCAAAGAGATTTCTGTTCTTCTGTTTGCATTAATCTCATTGTATCAACCCCCTAAAAGTTGCTTAACTCTATACTCATCATAAACTTCATCCATAACTTTATCTCTTAAACAGTCAAAAGCATACTCGCTTATATCACTTATATTATAACCGCTTCTTATCAATTTTTCAACCTTTGGAGCATAAATTTTATTAAGATAATCGCAATATGCGTTATAATCGGTAATTTTACCGAATTTTTGTCTGTATTTCTCGGCATCTTGCCAATGGATAAGCTCATGAAGTACCGAACTCAATTCACTGTCAGAACAAGCAAACGATTTCTGCAATTCGGCTAAATTCTTAGTTATAAAATAAGCTGAATTTACAGTTAAAACATTATCAGTCGGTATGTAAGTTGCAACTGCATTTTTGCCCATTTCTTCGGGGGATAATATGCAAATAGCAGGTTTATTTTCAGATTTGCTCTGACCGAGCATTTCATAAATCTTTGTAACATTCTTATCAAACTTATGGAATTGCTTGCGTTTCAGTTTTACTTTATCTGATAAATAAATATCATTACTGCCCGTGGTCTTATGTGCTTTTACTGTAATTTTTTTACCGCTGTTTTTTCTGTTAAAGTCTTTTTCTTCACCTCCGTCAACTACAGATTTATAATATTTCTGCTTACTGTCGTCGATAGTAAAATCTCTTGTTTTTTCCGCCAACTTATCCGCCCTATCGTGCCACTCGTCTGCTCTTGCTTTAGCAAACTTCTTGTTGTCCTCATCAAGGCTGTATTTTGCCCTGCGGTCAAAGCGTTCGGCTTGCTTTTCTGCGTGCTGTTGCTGTACTTCAAGTCCTCTTTGGCGGTCAAGCTCTGCAAGCTCGTCATCGGTGAGAGGTCCGCTCAAATCGTCAAGTTCTGGGTAGTGGGTGCTTGTGCTGTCCTTACAGCGTGGGTGAAAAAGTCCCTCCGCTATGGCGGTTGAAAGCAGCGGATAATCACCGTCCGATTTTTTGCCGTTTGAATACACATCATCAATAAACACCTTGCCGATATATTTTGCACAATCAGGGCAGCCGCCCTGCCTTGCCGCTTTGCCTGCGGTAGAAATTCAGCCGTATAAACCAACGGCGGGGTAAAATAAAAGCACCTATGCAATCAAATGCAAGGGTGCTTAACGCAGTAAATACGACTCTAACGGTGTTCCGCAGATTATACAGCCTTTTACAGTTCATTATTTAAGGCATACTCACGCAACGAACTTGTTTTATGCTGGTTACGATGTACTTTATGTGCAACATCAGCTTGGCCACGGCAAGCCCGAAACAACGATGAACATATATACACATTTTGTTCAACAAAAGAAAAAGACTAATGTATCAAAACTTGATAGTTACCTTGCACAAAATGTAAGCTAAAAGTTTGTGCAAATTTTTTCGCAAAAAATGCTCCGAGAAGCTTGATTTTTTCTCGGAGCATAATTTTTTGAGCCATCTCTTGAGCCACCTGTTTGCAATTTTTTATACCTTTTTACATAGTTTTAAGTGGATAATATAAAACAATAAACCGCACTAAAGAGCCTGAAAATAACTTAATAGTGCGGTTTTTCTATGGTCGAGGTGACAGGACTTGAACCTGCGGCATCTTGGTCCCAAACCAAGCACTCTACCAAACTGAGCTACACCTCGAAATTATTTAATTTTTGTCGCCTCAACAAGTCAGCTTCATTATTATATAACATAAAATTTGATTTGTCAACAATTATTTTTAATTTTTTTGAAACTTTCGTGATTTTTATTTTTCTTTAATTGACATACGCTGTTATGGGGTATAAAATATGATTACACTGATTAAATATATTACTTTGAAGGGCGGTTTTATATGTCTGACAATACAAAACTAAAAATCTCAAACGGGTTGAACGAGGATAAATATTCTGTAAAAAGCAAGTTTGTCAACTTCTTTTTGCTTGCGATGTTTACGCTCTTTCCCCTATTTTACACGGATTACTACTATAATATAAGACACGACAAATATTATTTTTTTCTTGTTGTCACTGCGGTGCTTGTTTTGATGATTGGCGCTGTTGCAATCACTAATTCCGATTCGCAAAGCGGAACAAAAGACAAAGCCGAATCCGTGCCTTGGTACAAAAAGTTATCATTTACGGACTATGCATTTGGTGCATTCATTTTGGTATGCACCGTATCCACTGTTTTTTCTCAAGATCCTGCCGATGCTTTCTTGGGTCTTAGCGGAAGAAACAACGGTTTATTGCTGATGATTTTTTATGCGGTGGTTTATTTTTTAATTACCAGATTTTTTTGTTTTAAAAACTATGTCTTTGTTGCCCTTGCAGGTTGTTCAATTGCAATATATCTGCTTGATATTCTCAACTGTTTTTACATAGATCCGCTTGGAATGTTTGCAAGCCTTACAGATGAGCAGACAATCACAAACTTTACCTCCACAATTGGCAACAAAAACCTTATGTCAAGTTTTATCTGCATTGTTATGCCCGTAACCGTCGCTTTTTCGGTTATAAGCAAAAATCGTAATCACCGTATCGTTTATCATATTTCGTCCGCATTCGGTTATATGGCTCTTATGACAGCCGACAGCTACTCGGGTATACTTGGTCTTGGCACTGTTTTTGCCGTGCTTTTAATATGGTTTTCACGCAGCGTTGCAAGACTTAAAAGATTTTTCCTCGCAACAACAATTATGCTGTTAAGCGGCAAAATTCTTCGTTTATTTTCCTTTTTTATGGGTGACAAATCAAAAGGTATCTCGGAATTTCAAAGTCTGCTTGTTTACTCAAAAATGATATGGGCGGCAATTGTATTGTTCGCAATAATTACCGCAATTTTATTTTTTGCAGACAGCAAAACTCCCGACAAGACTTTACCTCTTGCCGTTCCTATTATAATCGGCAGTATATTTGTTGCCTGCATTATTGCAATGCTTTTTGCCGTATATTATTTCAGCGTAATTGACACAAAAACAAATATCGGCTTTTTGAAAAGTTTTTTGAGATTTAATGACAGCTGGGGTACTCACCGTGGCTATATGTGGATAAGGTCTTTCTATATATTCGGAGATTTTTCTCTTTACAACAAACTTTTCGGATGCGGACCTGACACCTTTGCCACAGTGTTTGAACCGTATTTTGAGGGGCTTAAACATTACGGTGACAGCTCCACAAACTGTGCCCACAACGAATACATAAATTACCTTATTACTACGGGAATTTTCGGACTTGCTTCTTACCTTTCGATAATTTTCGGAGCGCTGAAAGGTGCGATTAAATCCGCAAGTAAAAATCCGATTGCAATTGCTTTTGCGGTATCTGTTATCAGTTATGCCGTGCAGGCTGTGGTAAACCTTGCTCAACCGATTACAACACCGCTTTTTATTATTTTTATTGCACTTTGCGAGGCAGTTGCCCGTAAGCAAAAAACAACTGAATAAGCACAAACAAGACAGCCTATATACTAAGCTGTCTTGTTATTTTTTACGCAGCTTTTCTGCGTGATGTATGCCTTGTTGCCGCATTTCGTTTCTTATTTTTTTGTTGAGATTGGGGCTTTTTGAACAATATTGACTTTACGGGATAACGCATAGCGTAGCTTATAATTACGAAAATGCAGACATTAACATATAAATCAGCGTCAGGCAT